CGCGTGGAGGGCATCTTACAGCTTCAATCGAAGCAGCGGAGAGGACCGCTACGTGCGCGTCATCATCACGGACTGGGATGCATCGCCGCCGCAAATCAAGGAGTATCCCACGTCCCTGCGGCGAGTGATGCGGTAAGCCTGCAACGGGACGGCCTGCCGCGCGATGCGGCGCCGCATTTCCCGCCCCCCCCCTAATTTTTCTTCATTTTAAGGCAAACTAAGCACTTCTAAGCCTGAAATCCCGCCACTCCCCTGTGTCACAATGCGGGCATGCAACCGGCATTGTGCTCATGCGCTGATGGTTTTTGCGCTCTGACTTGCTCCGATACGGCGCGGTTCAGGCGACAGGGGAGCGCGGTTGATGCCGCCGCGGTCGCCGACGCAACGGGTTGCGACCAATGCTCTTGCCCTCCCGGCGCGTTTCTCCCCACCTCTTCTCGAAACCCCATGAAACTGGCCGTCTCGGGAGGTGTGTTGTTGTGATGCACTCACTCGCCCGCGACGGCCTCCCCTACCTGTACCTTGCCAGTGCATCGATGTTGCCGGACAGGATTTCTTCGGGCGTGCTCTGGATCGTGGGGTTGGTCGGCGCGGCGATCGCATTCAACCAGTTGGTGCAGGGCTGGAACAATCTCACGCGCAACTCGGCGTCGGTCTCGGGCGCGAGCGAGGCGCGCAAACGCTCTGACTGCATCGAGATCCACAAGGTTGCCAACACGAGGATGAAGGACATCGAAGGCAGCATCGACGATTCGAAAACGTCGCTGCGACTCGAGATCAAGAAGGACATCGACGGTGTGCATCGACGCATCGACGACCTGCACCAGGTCTTCACCACGCAGTCGAGCGCGCTGAACTCTTCGCTTGGCGAGATTCGGGGGGAACTCAAGCGCATGAATAACGGGAGGCCCAAGTGACGACCGAAGACCGCAAGACGTTCACCCGCGAAGAGATCCTGCGCATCCTCAACGACGTGGGCAGTTACATGGTCCCCGAAGACACGCTCAAGGAGTGGGTCTACAAGAAGGTGCTGCCGCCGCCGACGAAGCAGGAAATTTTGACGGAGCTGGCCTGGCTGGAGTCGAACGATTTTGTGACGGGCGTGAATCCGGAGATGGGCGGTCCGCGCAAGTGGCGGATCACGGACAAGGGAAGGACCTGCGTGCCGCGGTGAGAAAGCCTCGCTCAGACTCGAAGCTCAAGACGCTGCCCTGGGAACGGCAGGAGCAGCTCACGGACTGGCTGCTGGCGGGCGTGCCGTACCGTGAGATCAAGGAGCGGGTCGAGCAGGAGTTCGAGATCACAACCAGCGACGCTGCGCTCTCGGACTACTGGCAGGAGTTCTGCGGCCCGGCGCTTATCGCGCGGCGGCAGAAGGCGGTGAGCCTGGCCGACGAGATCGCGGAGGAGGCCGCCTCGCAGCCTGGCCGGTTCGACCAGGCCACGCTGGACGCGCTCAAGCAGAAGGCGTTCGAGCTTGCGGTGAACCCGACAAGCGACCCGCGCGATGTGAAGGGGCTCTTCATGCTGGTGCTCAAGGCGCGCGACCAGGAGATGGACCGGCAGCAGATGGAGTTCGAGCGCGAGAAGTTCCGGCAGGGCCTGAAGAGCGATCTGGAGAAGGCCATCGACGCGTTCCATGCCGAGTGCATGGGCAATGCAGCGGCATTGCAGGCGTGGGAGAAGCTGCGCGCAGCGGTGCTGGAGAAGGTGGACGAAGCGGCATGACGAACCCGAGCGCCATAGGCAGAGCCGACCGCGTGTTCAAACGCGAGGCGGAGCCGGCGGTGAAGACGCCGCCGCTTGCCATGAGTTTCCACGAGTGGCTGCACACCTATGCGATGGTGCGCGTGGGCAATGAATACCGGCGCTATTCCGTCGAGGGCCGGCAGCCGCTTTTCGTGGCGATCCTGATCACGGACTACGTGCTGGGCAACGACGTGAGCTATGCCGACGAGGCCACGCGCCTGGCGGTGCTGGGCACGCTGGAATACGGGACAATCATCCAGGACGCCATCCTCGACGTGTGCGGCGGCGCGCAGTTCGGCAAGACGATCCTGGCGCTGCTCTTCAAGGTCTACATGGGCACGGTCAAGTTCCGAGGCGTGATGTATTGCCTGCCGGACGACGATCTGGTGCAGGGCATCATCGACATGAAGGAACGGCCCGAGGTCCTGGAGCAGATCCCCTATGTCGGCGCCATGCTGGAGGAAGGCAAGGACATATCGAAGGTGGGCCGGCCGGTCAACCGCAAGGGCGCGATGCTTTACACGGACGGCTCGCGCACGGCGGTGTCGATGATGCGCGGCCTGGGCAAGTTCCCCACTTCGTTCTCGGCCGACGCGGTGGTCGTGGACGAAATGGACGATGTCAACGAGGAGTATGCGGACTTCCTGCCCGGCCGCATGACATCCAGCGACTTGCGCTTCCTGATGCACATCGGCACGCAGCGCTATGACGGCGCGGGGCAGAACGGGCTCTACCTGGAAGGCTCGCAGCACGTGGGCTACTTCACGTGCCCGGAATGCGGCCGCCGCCACAACCCGGAGGAGGAATGGCCGGGCATTGCGCGACTCAGCGTCACGGGCGACTTCTCCCCCGAGGATCCGCGCCTGGACGACGCCGGCAACTTTGTGGACGCCGAGGGCCGCAAGGTGGCCAAGTACAAGCCGGAATACACGTACTACTTTGCCTGCGTGGACTGCGGCGCGCCGCTGGACCGCGAGGCCATCGTCTACGAGGCCCGGCAGCCGGAGCGGATCCCGGAGCACCGCTGGAGCGTGCGCGTCTCGCAGATGTGTTGCAGCGCGCTGCCCGTGCGCATGTTTGTGAGCGACTGGTGCACCAACGCGGTGAAGCAGAAAAAGAAGCGCGCCTCGTTCGCCACCGACCGCCTGGCCATCCCCTCGAGCGCGGACCAGAAGCTGACGCCGGCGATCCTGGACAAGTCGGCCAGGGTCGAGCCCTACATCATGGCGCTCAATCGCGCCGGCGGCTACCCCCGCTTCGCCGGGCTGGACACGGGCGACCTGTGCTATTTCACCGTGCGCGAGGACATGGGCGCGGAGCGCAAGCGCCTCCTGTGGGCCGAGCAGATGGCCGACAGCGACGTGCGCCGCCGCGCGGTGCAGCTCGTGCACACCATGGGCGTGGGCTGCCTGTTCGTGGACGCCGGGCCGCTGCGCGACCTGGCGCGGTGGCTGGCGCTCAAGCTCAACAATCTGGAGTCGGTCAAGATCTCACGCGTCGAGGACTGGGAGAAGAAGCGCATCCGCTTCAAGGGCGGCGTGGAGTGGGACGGGCACAAGGGCGTGTGGCTCAATCTGCGTTGCGCCACCGTCGAGTTCAGCCTCAAGCCCGGCGCGGGCGTGCAGCAGCAGGCGCGGCTCACGCCGGACAACGAGTACATCTATCCTGTGATCTCCTGCAACCGCGACGAGGCGATCGCGGCCGTGGTCGACGAGCTGCTCACCGCCGAGGACGGCCTGGCGGAAGTCTCCGAGGCGACCGGCGAGCTGCGCACCGTCCCCGTGATGCGGCTTCCGGACGCCAACCCCAACGGCTCTGGCGTGATGGAGGTGCTGCGCCGCCACTACCTGGTTGGCTCGCGCAAGGAGAAGGACAAGGACGGCAAGGAAGAGCATTTCGTCGATGGCGTGCCGAACCACTACCTGCTCAGCAGCGTCTATGCGCGGCTGGCCGAGACGGTCGGCGCGCGCTACGTGGGCGGCACAACGCAAGCCGGGTTCCGCCGCTTCGGCGGCCGGCGCGCGAGCCGCGTGGTCAAGGATCGGCGCAGGAGGTGCCTGGACGGATGAGTCTGCACGTCAAGAGAGCAAACCGGTGGCGCACGGAATACAACCCGCTGCGCGGGCTCGCCATGGGGCGCGTGGCCACGATGCTGATGGATGGCGAGCAGGGCCGCTATGCGGCGATCCAGTGGCTCTACCGTTTCGTGGAAAAGCGCGACGCCACGGTGCGCGCGCTCAAGCGCCGCCGCCTCTCGGCGATCGGCAAGCTGGACTGGGACATCAAGATTCTGGATGAAGACGACTGGCCCGCCGGCGCAACCCAGGCCATGGCCGACCGCCAGCAGGACGCGCTCTTCGCCGCCTTCAACTCGATCGGCAATCTGCGCAAGTCGTTTGTGGAGCTGGCCAAGGCGGAGTTTCGCGGCTACTCGCACCTGGAAAAGCATCGCGAAGACGACCAGCCCGACGGCCGCGTGGTGCACCTGGAGCCAGTTCCGCAGTGGCATTGGGTGCGTCAGGGCCTCAACGGCGACTGGCGCTACGACGCCGATGCGCGCGGCGTAATCGCCCGCGGCGTGGAGATCGACCGTGCGGACTTCGTGATCCGCGAGATCGAGGATCCCATCGACGAGATCGCGACAATCTGCTTCCTGCGCAAGGGCCTGAGCCAGAAGGACTGGGACGCATTCGTCGAGACCTATGGCGTGCCGCCCCTGTTTGTCGTGATGCCCGACGGCGTGCCGGACGGCAAGGAGGACGAATATCAGGAGATGGCCGAGTCGGTTGTGGCCGACGGCCGCGGCGCTGTCCCGCATGGGACTGCGTTCGAGTCGCCGGGCGAGGGCATTCGTGGCGTCGCGCCCTTCGAGAAGCATCTCAACTATCAGGACTCGCAGATCGTGCTGGCCGGAACATCCGGCAAGCTGACGATGCTCAACGACGCCACCGGCATCGGCGGCAGCCAGAGCGACGTGCACGAAGACACGTTCGATGAGCTGGCCGAGGCCGAGGCAATGGAGATCTCCGAGCTGCTTCAGGAGCAGCACGGCGACGGCATCCTGGATGCCATGTTCCCAGGCCAACCGCACCTGGCCTATTTCGAGCTCGCGCCGGTGGACCAGGAGGACGTCACGGCCGTCGTCGGCCACGCGCGCAATCTGAAGCAGGCCGGCTACCACATCAAGACCGACGAGCTGAGCCGCCGCACGGGCTACGAACTCGAAGAGCGCGCGCCCTCGCAGGCTGCGCCGATCGAAGATCCCGACCAACCCGGCACGCTGCGCAACCGGCGCGGCGGCGCGGGCGACCCAGTGCACGACCTGGCCGAGCGGCGCATGCAGCGGCTGCTGGCCAACAGCGCCGAGGCCGAGGCGCGCGCCCACGCGCTGGACCTTGAGCCGATCGCCGCGCGGCTCCAGGCGGCGCTGGACGAAGACGATATGGAGAAGGCTGTCGGCATTGTCAACCGCCTGCGCGAGGACTGGCCCAGTGTGCTGGGCGCCATGCTGCGCGATTCGCAGGCGGCAGAAACGATCGAGAACGCAATGGTGGCAGCGCTTTTTGACGGCGCGGCGCGCGGCGCGGTTCAGCGAGGAGAAGCGGCATGAGCGAGGCATCGGCGGTACGGATGTTTGTGTTCGTCACCAGGGGCGACGGCCTGCTGGCCAAACTGATCGCGCGCGTCACGGGCGAGTGGACGCACATGGGCCTGGGCTTCGAGCTGTCCGACAACCGCAGAGTCTATTACGAAGCGCTTTTCGGCAAAGGCGTGCAAGGCCCCAAGCCGCTCTCGGAGCTGGAGCAGTGGGCCGCTGCGCGGCCCGGCAGGCGCTACGCACTGCGCGTGCTGCCCGGCATGGACCACGCGGCCGGGCTCAAGCGCGTTATCGTCAACACTTATAAGGACGTGGCCGGCTACGGCGAGCTGCAAATCCTTTCGATGTGGTTCTTCGAGCGCGTCGGCCGGCGGTTCGGCTGGCGCGCGCCGCGCAGCCGGTCGCGCATCGTGTGCAGCGAACTGGTTGCGCGCGTGCTGATGCCCGAATTCGACCTCCGCGACGCCGTGCGGCGCTCGTTCGACGAGGTCAATCCCACCTCCGCCTGGGTCAAGCTGCTGTCGATTTTGCGGCAACGCTCAAATTCGGCCGAGAACGGCCTGGGTGGCAAGACCCAAGTCACCCCACGCGCCACCGGGGGTTCGTCGAGATGCAATGGAGTTGCAGCAAGATGCAGTGGCAATGCAGAGGAGGCCGGAACGAAATGAAAGCCTCGATTCCATACTTTCGCCCCAGCGCCATCACGAACCGGGATTTCGGGCTGCCCGAGGACGACTACTATCACCTCGCGCATGCCGGCGAGTCGCTGGTGCCCAAGCCGGGCGTTGCGGACCCCGATCTTATGAACCCGGAGCACTGGCTGATCCAGGTTGTGGACGATCTGGCCATGTCCAACATCATCGAAAACTTTCGCGCCGACGTGGCCGACGCCGAGCGCGAAGGCCGCGAGTTTCCGGGGCTCCTGGTGGACTACGATCATTTCTCCGACGACGTGGACAAAAGCACCGGCGCCGGCGGCTGGACGTTCGACGTTGTGCGCCGCGCTGACGGGCTCTATGCGCAGAACCGCTGGAGCGAGGACGGCGCGCGCGACGTGCGCGGCGGCAACTTCCGCTTCCTCTCGCCCACCTGGACGTATGTCGAGACGGGCGAAGACATCGAGGGCATCCAGAAGGTGCGCCCGTTCCACATGACCAAGAGCGCACTCACCAACGATCCGCACTTTCGAAAGCTGAGACCTCTCAGCAATCGCGAAACCAAGTCGGCGAAGGCCGCCGACGCAACACAAGGAGGAAGCGGTATGGACGAGCGCCTCACCGCACTGTTGGGGTTCGTCGGCCTCGCGGCCGATTCGACCCTGGACCAGGTCAACCAGGCCATCACCAACGCGCAGCCGAAACTGGACGGCTACGATCAGGCGAAGGCCCAGCTTGACCAGCTCACGCAGGACCACGACACGCTGGCCAACCGGCACAAGGCATTGCTCGAAGAGCAGGCCGACACCGATCTGGTCACATACGCGGACGTGATCGAGAACCGCGACGAGGTCCGCAAGGGCCTCATCGAGAATCGCGATTTCACGATCGGCGTGCTTAAGGGCCTCAAGAAGCAGCAGCCCCCCAAGCCGCCGCTGCACAACCGCAAAGGCGCGGCCACGCCCGACGGCGACACCGTCCTCAGCGGCAAGGACGCGAAGGCCGAGCAGCGCGCCGCCGCGATCCGCAACCGCGCGTTGCAGATCCAGCAGCGCACGCCGGGCCTGCCCTTCAAGCAGGCGTTTCGCCAGGCGGAAGCGGAGGTGTCGCACACCGAATAGACCGAGATCGACAACGTCGCGGAGTAACAGGGGCACAACAAACCCCGATCGCAAAACCAAAGCAGGAGAACAGAGATGCAGAATGACGTTCGCGCAGGAATCTTCCCGGTCAAGGCCGGCGAGGATCTCACGGGCAAGGAAGACTACCTGGTCGTGCTGAGCCACACCGCCGGCGTGCCGGAAGTCAACCTGCCCACGGCGATCACCGATCACGCGCTTTACGTGCTGATCTCGGCCGGGACTTCCGGCGCCGTCGTCTCGGTGGCGCCGCTGAGCCCGGAAAAGACCTACCGTGTGCCGATCAAGGGCGGGTGCAATCCGGGCGACCGGCTGTGCCTGGCCGACGTGTCGGTGGCGGCCGACAAGGGCAAGGTCCGCGCCGTGCCCGAGGATGCGGGCGATTACCGCACCTTCGCGCGCGCCGAGAGCCTCAGCACCGACGGCAACCTGGCAAAGATCAGGCCCGCGGGCGTGGAGACGATCACGGTCGCAGGATAAGCAGACATGCCGGCCCGGCTCTGCGGCGGCCGGGCCGGCTCAATCGAAGCCGCGAGGACGACGGTGGAGGATCGAAACCGCAAACCAATAGCGAAAGGAAACGAAGATGCCTCCGATTGCAGATATCACCTCTAACCCCATGCTGCAGCAGTACGCGCAGGGCGCGGCACAGGCTGCGGTCATGCCGGTGGCGGACTTCCTGGCCCCGACCGTTGAGGTCGGCGCCATGCAGGGCCGCTACTGGATCCACGACAAGCGCACGCGCTTCCGCATCCCGGACACGGTGCGCAGCCTGGGCGGACCGGCCACGCAGATCCTGCTCTCCCGCGGGAAGGGCACCTACGACTGCACGCCGCATGCCCTGGACACGCCGGTCGACGAGCTCGAGCTCAACGAGGACGTGAACAGCGATTCCGTTCTGGGGCTCATCGAGGAGCGCGCCGACACGGTGTCCGCCATCGGCGGGCTGGCGCACGAGAAGGAAGTCATCGACACCGCGCTCGACTCCGTCGGCGCAGGAACCGATGTGGCCTTCGACGCAGCGACCGACCCGGTGAAGTACCTCGACGAGGTCATCCTGGCGGTGCGCAAGAGCGCGATCTGGGGCTCCAACCTCGGTATCCGCGTGTTGATCGGCGCCGAGCCCTGGAAGGGCATCAAGAACCATCCCAAGGTTCTCGGGCGCCTGCCCAGCGGCAAGCGGTCGCGGGGCGACCTCCAGACCGTCAGGCTCGAGGACTTCGGGCAGATGCTCATCGGCGAGCCCGAAGCGCGCACCTCCTTCATGGTCTATGACCAGAGCGAGGAAGGCGCGGCCCAGCCCGATTACGAGTGGGTGCTCAACAACGTGATCCTGGTTTTCGCGGCGGTCCCGTCGCCCAACCGGTTCGACCCCAGCTTCATGAAGACGTTCCGCCTGCGGGGCTACTGGATGAAGCTCGGGAGCTACACCAAGGAAGACGGTCGCGGAGAGGTCGTCAAGTTCGACTGGAGCTCCGACGTACAGGTGGCCAACTCGGCGGCCTGCACGCGCATCAATCCCAGCTTCTGAGCGCGGTAGCGCGCTCGGGAGCGGGGGGGCTGCAAACGCAGAAGCCATAAACCCTGAACCCTGAACCCTCAAGCGGAGGAAAGAAGAATGGATAAGCGGAACATCTGGATGCGGCGCGCGGTTGCCTTCGGGCTGGTGTGCGTGCTTTGCATCTTCGCCACGGCGGCCCTGGCGGGACAGCCGTATCGTCAGTCCATCAGCCTCACGGCCGGCGCCGGCAGCGCCAGCCTGACGCTGGGCGACTACAACGCCGCGCTCAAGCTCACGCACATCGCGTGGGGCACGGCGTCGGGCAGCACCAACACGCTGTCTTTCGTGACCGGCTCGGTAACCAATCCGATGCCGGCCAAAACGGTATCGGCAACCGATAACGTGCAGTACATCACAAACAGCCTGTGGCTCTTCAAGAGCTACGACTCGATCGTGGTGTCCAGCACCGACACCAACGCGGCCACGGCCGTAATCGTGGGCGAGTTGCCGTAGCGAACCCTCCCGGCCGGTTGCGCCCCTGCGGGGGCGCGGCCGGCTCTCTATAAGGAGTAGCGCAAAATGGCCTGGCGGGCGGCAACCGAAGACGATCTGCTGGCGAGCATCAGCAACGCCGAGCTCGAAGCGTACCGCGCGGCCGTGACCAAGCCAGGTCAGACCGACCCGGTAACCCGCAAGCTCGCGGACGTGACGAACATGGTGCGCGGCTACATCGCAGCCAACGCCGATAACGTCCTCGGCCTCGATGGGACGCTGCCCGACAAACTCATCGGCCCGGCCATGGATTACCTGGCCGTGGACGTGATCAAGCGCATCCCCCGCCGCGAGGTCAGCCAGGAACGCAGCGACGCCCGCAAGGCGGCCATCCGCCTTTTCCGGGACGTGGCCGACGACAAGTTTGCCATCGAAGAGCCCGAAGAGCCCACCGACGAGCAGCACGGCGCGCCATCGCCCAGCTTCGAGGGCCGCGACCGCGTTTTCAAACGCACCGACCAGGACGGGATATAGCCATGAACGAAATTTACACCGATCTACTCAAGGCGCTGGCCGCGGCCGGCTACGAGAACACCAAACTGCGCAACGGCCAGGGCGGCGCTTTGATCGACGTGGTTTGCACGCCAGGCGATATCGCCGAGGAAAACGGGCGCATCGCCCTGGACCGTTGCATTGCCGATGCAGGGCTCGTGCATGACGGCTGCATTCTCAACCGCGGCGCGGTCCTGGCGGTCAACGTGCGGCCTCCGGACGTGGCCGCGGAGACGGCCCCTTCCGATGCAGCGCCAGAAGACGAGCCGGCAAACAAGACAGTGGCCTT